TTTTCTTGATGGTCAACTCGGTAGTGCTCATGTTGTCCTTTCGCGCCAGCATCGGCTGGAGGAAACACCCGAGGGCGCTTCCCGCAAACGATATAAGGCAACGCTGGCGCGGGTATGTAGCCCCGCCGTCCACCGCACCACGAAACTTGAATCATCGGCTGCTGCCTACCTTTGCGTCGGGCTTGGGCATCCATCCATCCACCGCAGGGCGCGGGCCTCTTGCGAGGGGTGCTTTACGTGGCGTGGGGTGGCGTCTGTTCCAAACAGGAGCTTGCTTCACCTATCTTGTTCCGCTGCGTTGCTTTTGATGCCGCCTCCCAGAGTCGAACTGGGGCTCCACGGGTTAGAGACCCGGCGCTCTATCCATCTAAGCTAAGGCGGTAATTTGTTTTGTGTGATCGCGTCTTGACGCTACTCCCGGCCTTGGAGCCTCCATAGGTATTGATGGCCTGTCGTCTCTACTCCTGCGATCTAGGAGCCTGCTACTACTCATCGTTATGGGATCCCCTCTATCTCTGGCGGGGCCTGTCAAAGACTGTCTTTGGGGCCAATGCACCCCCCGGCGTGTTCCGACACATACCTAGATGGGGTCTGCACTGGCCCGCCCAAAGAACATGCCCGGTTGCCTGAGACTCGCGGGGTGCTGCAAGGACAAGTGTAGGTCCTATCGGTTCCCTGTCCAGCCCTTTTTTTAAAAAAGTTTTGCCCTTGTGCGGGGAACCCTTGGGACCCATACTTACTACATGGTGAACCTCAGAGAACGACTCGAATCCAAACACATGAAACCTTCCGACCTGGCAAAGGAGACAGGTTACTCCAAGCGCTATATCAACGCGATTCTTGCCGGGGATAGGAAACCAACCCCGGACACAGCAAAGAAACTAGCCGCCCACTCCAAGCGGGCTTTCAAATGGACGGACTTCTATGAGTGAGCATCTTCCGCGTATTGACGGTGGGGCTGTCTGCCTGACCTGCGGGTGTGGCCCGGTCAATGACTTAATGATGGACAGATGGATCGCTGTTGGATTCGGGAGCGCGGGCTACTCGAAGGATGGGGCCATTCTGTGGGAAGAGTCCATGGACCCCGACAGCGAGGAATACCCAACCGTGGCGACCGTCGAAGCCCTTGCGAAAGAAGACCCCGACCACGACTGGCGGATCTTCTTTTACGCCCCGCTCTACGAGTCGGAATATCAGCGCCAAGGCGAGGGAGTTTGGGTGCTAATCAAGAAGGGGGAGGGATTCGCATGACCAAGCCTGACACCCCAAAACCCCGAATCGCGCAACGCTACGCCTGCCACCGATGCAGGGACAAAGGATGGGTCATGGAGCCCTACTATTCGGATGACCAACCGACGATGCGCGAGGTTGCTTGCCCCGATTGCAGGCGCGGCCAAGTCCGCCTCATGACCCGCCGAGAAGTGATCGAGCTGGTAGTCGTCCTGGCCGTGGTCATCGGTATCATCGTGGTGGGGCTGCAATGAACACTGACCCCGCCACCATCCAGGACCGGCTACTCCACGCCCTAGGATCAATCCAGGCCGCGCACGGGTGCCTTCTGGGCTCGACAATCGCCAATGCTGGGCTGATCTCGGATTACCTGGCCGAGGCAAGCGTAGCGGTTAGGGGGATCATTAAGGAGATGCCTAATGAGTGAGTCATGCAAGCATGGAATCCCCGCTGGGATCACCTGCGGTTACTGCGTCCTGTTTGAGAGTAACGATGCCCTGAAAGCAGAACTGGCCCAGGCCAACCTAAACACTGAGAACTGGCGTCAGGACGCGAACCGCTACCGCGAGGCGCTGAAGAATGTGCGCGAAGAACTAGCCGGGTGCCTAGAGCGTGATAAAGCCTTCATGTCCATGACCATTGAACAGGTTGAAGCCTGGAACATCGCACGACACAACCAGAGCCACGGCTACTGTCTGGACCAAATCAAGGACGCCCTCAACCCCTAACCCGCGCACTCCAAACGGAGAAACACAATGAACTGCGGAAATTGCCATTACGCCCAATGGGTTCCAGGCCGAACCCATCTACCAACTGGGACCCCGATTGGTAACTGCCAATGGAGGCCGCCTATGGATTGGAAACTTCCGCCCATGCCAATTGCATGGGGATGGATTGACGGGTGCCGCCTTATCAAGCCCAGTGACGAAGGCTGCCCTGTCCATCTGCCAAAGTGACGCCCCCCGTGTTCACCCTCCGCATCCCAGGGCTACCATGAACAAATACCACGCCATCAGGACGGGCGGACACGCATCCAAGGCCGAGCATCGGAGAGCTGGCGAACTCAAGCTACTGGAGCGGGCTGGGAAGATCAGCGATCTCAAGGAGCAGGTTCGATTCGAGCTGGTTCCCAAGAAGGATGGGGACCGGGCTGTGACCTACGTTGCAGACTTTACATACATCGAGAACGGTAACTTCGTGGTCGAAGATTGCAAGGGGTTCAAGACACCGGTTTACAACCTCAAGAAGCGGCTCATGCTACACGTTCATGGGATCAAGATCAGGGAGACCCATTGACAGACCGCACAGAACAGCCCACGCTTTAACTGAGACCGGAGCTTGCCGGATTACCCCTTCTGCCCATCCCCCCCTTGGTGCCTGACAGACCGAAAGGTGTTCAGGGCAAGCCACCAAGGAGGGGACCTTTCTGGAGGCCCTGTGGCCGCAACCAAACGCAACAAATTCAACCTTGGGCATGGGTTGACGCTTGAGGTCGTCCCGCCCGATGGTGCGTGCTTCCCTTATGGCGCTATTCGGCTGACACAGGGGGGGCAGGAACCCTTTGTTGTTTGCCCCCCGTGCTATGCCTCAACAGTTTCAACCGCAATCGCCCTCCGCGTTGCTTCGAGATTCTTCGATAAGCGAGCCAAGGGTGGGTCAGTTCAGGCGTTCTAATGGGTGCCCCCTGGTTCAAACTCTACGCCAAAGACTACCTTGGCGACCCCAAAGTGAGGATGTTGTCAGACTCCGACCGAGGCGTTCTGGTCGATTGCTGGGCCATCCAAACCGAGATTGGGGGGGTTCCGACGGACCCCGTTTCCCTTGGCAAGCTCCTTAATAGGCGTCCTGACCACGCCTTAAGGGCCTTCTTAAGAGTGGCTTGCTTCTTCGTCCATGACCCCCTTAAGGATGGGTTTATGGTGTCCTTAAGACTACTATCAGAACAGGCCGCCTATTCTGGTAAGGTGCTTGCTAATCAACTAAATGGTAGCAAGGGTGGGCGCCCCAAGAAAAACCCACTGGGTTCCAATAAAGAACCCACGTATGGAAACCCACAGGTAACCGAACCAGAACCAGAACCAGAACTAGAAAAAGACAAAAGCATAAAGACAGTTCCGCGCAAGCGCGTCACGAAGCCAAAGGAGGTTGAATCCCTGGATGCCATTTTGGATGGCAAGGGATCGCCCCTCTGGGAAACATACTGGGAGTTGGCGGGGCTGTTTGGACCATCCAAAAACCCATCCCCCAAGATCACAGCCAAGCTCTACCGGTTAGCAACACAGACCGTCGAATCGGATCACATTCAGCAGAAGGCTGTAGAACTAGCCAAGGCCACCTCGGAACAGAAATACCTCCCCCAGCTTGCCAAGTGGCTTGAAGGGGAAGGCTACCAGAACCCCACCCAAATCCCGCTAACCGGAGGAACCAATGGATCACGAAGCCCCAAACACAGAGCCGAGACTGACGCCGCCTACATCGCACACCTCGGGGACCGAGCGGCTCAGAGCCCTAGCCCAAGCGGAGGAACAGACAAAGACCTGTCCGACTTGTGGGAGCAGGCGTCCTCTGGGGGAAACTGAATGCCCCAGGTGTGCAAGCGATACCTTGGAGCAGGCCCAGACTGAGGCAAGATTTAAAACCGAGGTCTTGGACAATCTGGACGAGTACATCAAAGACCATATGTCCAATATTTCCATGTCCCCACGGGAATTCCGCGCCTCCATGGAGAAGGTACCAAAGGAAATCCGGGCCGCTATTCCCAAGGCCACCCTAGAGCAGCTATTCGCGGGTCAGATTCCGGCTAATGGGTTTGGGCTTGGTGGGACGACGGGCGGGGGCAAAACGATGGCTGTAGCTGCAATCATTAAGGCTTATGCCGCATCCCGGGTGAAGTCATACAAACCGAAGCGAAGATTTGCTTTCATGGGTCCGCTTAGCGGCGTCCGATGGACCTCGTGGCCAGACGAAGTGGCCTGGCTCCGTGCTAACGCCCTGGACCTCACGGCTTCTGAGCGTATCGAAAGGTTAGCTGAAGCCCAGCTACTGATCCTAGATGACCTTGGTCGGGAACGCATTAAGGGATCCTACTCTGATGACTGGGCTGCATCTCAACTAGACCATGTGATCAACCATCGATACCGCTGTGAATTGCCTACCATCTGGACTACCAACGTGACCGAAATGGACCTCGTGAACCTATACGGAGCCGCCATGCTGCGCCGCCTGACCGCTGATAACCCGCTGATCTGGATCCCGAATCTCAAGGTGATGGGATGACCCATCTCTGGGATGACCCGCCAGAGTCGGTTCAACGGGAGTTCAAGCATGGTCCATGGTCTGGAATGCCAACCCGCCATGAGTGGAACAGTAGCCCAAACCATACCCACATGCTCCCATGTGAGGAATGCGGCTACAAGTGGGGAGAGACTGACTTCTCTTACCGGGCGCACCCATCCCGGCCCGTGGAACGACACCGGATCTGCTGGAACTGCTGGATGCTGGATAACAACCCAGAGCAGGTAACAGCCCACTGGTCGCATGTAGACAGCACCAAGCCAGCTCCGCGTGAGGCCAAGGGGTTCAGCAAGATCCACGGTCAGGCTCCGAGATGATGCCAGCGGCCTACTACCGAGACCTCAGAATTATCAGGCGCGGCCTGGAGATTTGCCTAAAATGTGGTAAGGCAGACGCCGAGTTTCCCTACACCTGCTGCACAAAATGTCGAGCGAGGCAGATCAAGATGGACCACGCCTGCACCGAGACGCTGAGCGAAGCCGAGAAAGCGAATTGATGAGAGAGAACGGAAGACATTGCAGGCGGGGTCCGAGTTGAGCGAGAGGTTAGGCGAGGAGCGAGAGATGATAAAAATCCAAATTCCAATAACACATCAAACGCGCTGGATGGACGCCAAGGGGCGGGAATGGAGGATTATTGAAATGTTCCCATTCGGGCGGAATCTCTGCACCACAATCGACCTCCACTATCAGGGGGATTGGCCCACCAAGGAAATTCGTGCGGCGATTTCAGGGCCGCGTGTTGACGCCCAACGCCCCGGGTTAACCCGGCGTGCATAGCACGTCCGGCGACCGTAGGGTGCGCAGGTTGAACGACCGGTTAGGGCTCCACGCCGAAAAGAAAAATATTTTCAGTGGCCCCTTGCAATGGATCAAGCGTGACCTATACTTAGGATATGGCAGATGAGCCAGACCACAAGGAGCCACGATGTTGAACGCCACCGAGATCAAAGCCATCAATGAAAAGCCTTCGATGAGCACCGAGGATGCAATGAGCCTAGTGAATGATATGCTGGATTACACAGCTTCCTTGGATTCATCAAAAACAGAAAAGTGCTCCAGCATCAAGGCGAGCTTCTTTTTGTGGAATTGCTCCGACAATTTTTCGCAACCTGGATGCAATTGGGCTTCCTACACTGGGGATCGCACAGGGAAAGCGATTCTGGCTCATGCGATGAAATTGGGCTTCTCCTTCTGATGGCCCGCCCAACCACACTGCAACCGCCTTGGCTTCCCCTAGCAATCAAGCTGGGGGGACCGGCTGAACTCTATGCCCTGCTGCAGGTCGAACTGGGCATTTCTGAGGCGACTACGAAGCGCATTTGTCGAGGCACCGGGAAGCTGATATACAGCCAGTGGCGCATCGTCGATGCAATTTTCCGGGCTCATGGTTTGGAGCCCTAACTAGCGCTATACGAACCGAGAAAAGCGCCCAACGGTTCGCCTAACACCCACAAAAAACTGTAACCATTGGATCCAATGTAAATACAAGCAAAAAGGCAGACCGGAAAGGAACGGATGAGAACCACACGAACGACATCCAGGCGGAAAGGCCCTCCCACGCCCCGGATCAAGGCCGGGAGGGTGGAAGACCCCGCGCATCTGGCACGTGTCCGTAGCCTGCCCTGCATCGCCTGCGAGATCAGCGGGACAGCCCAGACCACTCCAACGGAATCACATCACATTCGACGCGACTCCCTCAGGACCTGCTACGGCAAGGGGCAGAAGGCCGGAGACCATGAGGCTATTCCGCTATGCAAACTCCATCATTGGAACGGTTCAGTCTGCCAGTGTCTCGGTTGGTCACTCGCCTCGTTTGAGGCTAAATACGGCAATGAAAGGGATCTGCTGGTGCGCACCCTTGAGGCACTGAAGACGACGGAGGCCGCATGAACGAATCCTTGACCCCTGTTGAACGGCTGGTGACTCATCTGAACCTGTACCACCACAGGGATGAGGCACACGCCTTACTCCTGCTCGACATGGTGTTCCGCCACATGCTGAAAAAGGGCGGTCCCTACACCAAAGGCGGGCAGGAACTGTCGGACATGCTGCTGGAGGCGCTTGAATCCTGGTTACCGGATGACCTCCAGATCGTGGATCGGGTGAAGCCATGAGCCTAGAGCTTCCAATGGACGTATGCCGATGCCAGGGAGACCAGTGCCCCAAGGCCAAGGAATGCCGCCGAACCGAGACCACAGAGGGCCAGGACTACTGGTGGTCCGATTTCGACACAATCCAGGCTGATGGGATCTGCCCGCATTTTATCCCAGAGGCGGGGGCCGCATGAGCAAGGTCGTGTTTATCCTCCAACCCCAGCCCCACCCTTCACGCCGGAACTGCTGGGAGGCGATCAAAAACGCTCCGGATGGGGTGATAGTGGAGATCCGAGAGCCGACCCGGACCGACAAACAGAACGATATGATTCAGCCGATGCTCCGAGAGTTCGCCAAAAAAGCCCCGCCCATCCCGGTAAACGGTGAGCCAGTCAGCCTGGACATGGACGACTGGAGGCATATACTGGTAGCTAGATACCGCCGCGAGACCGCCCGGTATGCTCTCTACGGGGGGACGCTGATCATGCTCGGGGCCAGCAGCAAAAAGCTAACCGTCAAGCAGGGCCTGGAGTTTGTCGAATTTTTACACGCAGAGGCTGCAAGGATGGAGTTTACGTTGACGATGATTGAGCCGGATCCGCGATGATAGGAGCCATTGGAGCAGCCATGGCGTCCTATGAGGCAGCGGTTCGGGCGCAGAACTACCAGCAGGCACACACGAATGCTCAGGCCCAGATGTTCGCTGCCCATGCTAACGCGTATCGTGATTGGTCGCCGCGTATGGGATGCAATCTGTAACCGGTATGAGGACACCGAATGAGACGCACAGCCCTAGGCCTATGGATCGGAGCTATCGTGGCAACCATCATCGCAGCGAGATATTGGGACCAGATCGTGGGGAGGCGGTAATGCCTAATCAATTCATCCCAGCCAAAGACGTTGGGCGCGTGTTCTTGGACGCGGCAAGAAGCGCAGCCAAGGCCAACCTACCCAACGGGACACCCGAACAGCAAGAGGCAGTGGCTGCCGCCGCGCTGTGCGGGCTTGGTGCTAGCCTGTTCATGGGTCCACGGGACGCCATTATGGGGGGGAGACGATGAGGACCCACAGCAGTGACGCGGTGCGCTCATGAGCGATCACCTGAGACCATACCTAAAAATATCGTCTATTCCCGAATGGGTAAGGTCAGGCAAAATGAGATCCATAGAATATTTTGATGGGGTGAACGACCTCGCTGTCACGCGGGTTGACCTGCTCGTCGCCATTGACGGCCTCACCATAAACAGGCAAATTGGGGTTGATATAGACATCAATGGGTCTGGTTATGAACTGCGGGCTAAGCGTCTCTTTTGGGCCAAGAAAAGTCTTAATAAATTCTTTAAGAGGTTCTATGGTCGGGTGTATGGTGTGCTAGCCCCTTCTCCCCTCGGTGGTGATTATTTGGGCAGTTCCCTCGGGGCACACCATGAGTGACAAGCCGCTCCCACCCAAGCAAGAGGCCTTCGTCCGTGAATACCTCTTAGACCTCAACGCCTCAGCCGCTTACCTGAGGGCGGGTTACAAGACCGGGAACGCTGATGTCCTTGGGCCTCGGTTGCTGGGAAATGCTAGGGTCGCCTCTGCCATACGCTCCCGTATGGACGAAAGGGCCGAGCGAGTCAAAATCACGTCGGATCAAGTGCTTAAGAACATCATCGACATCGGGCAGAGGTGTATGCAGCGGTGGCCGGTCATGGTTGGACACGGCAAAGACCGGGAGCAGATGACTGAGCTGGTCACAGCGGAGGGCGGGGAAGAGGTTCTAGCCCAGGTGTTCCAGTTCGACTCAGGCGGGGCGCTCAAGGCTCAGGAACTGCTCGGGAAGCATCTGAAGTTGTTCACAGACAAGGTTGAACATTCGGGCGAGATGAAGGTCACGCTCACCAAAGCGGATGACAGCCTGTGACCCTCACATTGGCTCAAGAGGGCGCGCAGCAAGTTCTGGCGGGAACGGCAACGCACATCATGGGCGAAGGTGGTTCAAGGTCTGGTAAGACCTTTCTTTTCGTCCGTGCGACAGCTACCAGGGCGATCAAGGCCCCACGCAGCAAACACGCTATTTTCCGGTTTCGGTTCAATCATATCAAGTCGTCCATCATCCTCGGGACCTTCCCGAAGGTTATGGAGGTCTGTTTCCCGCAGGTTCCGTACGAGCTAAACAAGACGGACTGGTATGCCACGCTGCCCAACGGGTCCGAGATATGGTTCGGCGGCTTGGACGACAAGGCCAGGACTGAGAAGGTTCTTGGTAATGAGTTTGTGACGATCTACCTAAATGAGATCAGCCAGATAGCGTGGGAATCCAGAAACCTTGCGGTGACTCGGCTGGCCCAGAAGGTTGACCAAGTAGTTGACGGGGTCAAGCGGCCCATGTCGGTCAGGATGTATTACGATCTGAACCCGACAAACAAGGGGCACTGGGGCTACAGGCTATTCCATGACAAGCGTGACCCAGACACTAAGCAACCCGTGATGAACCCGATGGATTATGCCTATTTTAAACTGAATCCTCAAGACAACATGGCAAATCTATCAGAATCCTATTTGCGAATCCTTGGCGGATTATCGTCTCGGGGCCGTAAACGGTTTTTAGAAGGGGAATGGTCGGATGAGAATCCTAACGGTCTTTTTAATGACACTGATATCGACCGGTGGAGAGTAATCGACGGCAAGCTGCCCGATATGGTCCGGATTGTGGTTGCTGTGGACCCTTCAGGCTCCGGTGATGAGGACAACGCAGACAATGACGCTATCGGAATCGTGGTGGTTGGGCTCGGGACAGATGGGAGAGCCTACGTATTGGAGGATCTGACCGTCAAGGCTGGCCCCGGGACGTGGGGCAAGGTGGCAACGGATGCCTTTGTCCGTCACAATGCCAGCGCGGTCATCGGGGAGAGCAACTTCGGCGGTGACATGGTGCGCTTCGTCATCCAGACAGCTAGGGCAAGGACCACCTATAAGGAGGTCAAGGCCACGCGGGGCAAGGTGGTCAGAGCAGAGCCATTCAGCGCCCTCTACGAGCAAGGCAAAGTCTGCCATGTTGGCAACTTCACAGAGCTTGAGGATGAACTAACATCGTTTTCGACCGTGGGTTACCTTGGTCAAGGATCGCCAAACAGGGCCGATGCTCTGATCTGGGCGTTGACAGAGCTATTCCCGGGGCTGACCAAGGGGGATGAAGCGCCGCCCGAGGAAGAGGACCTAGAAACCATACTCATGCGCCGCAGAGGCGGGGCCAACGAGCATAGCTGGATGGGGTGAATATGACCTACCTAGAGTTCCTCATCGCCGAGGCCATGGGCATACCATCCGGGGACCCGAGAGTTAGGGCAGCGGTCCAGGCGCTTCATAAAGCCAGAGTGATAGATCCATACGCCCTGGTTAGGGTTCAGATCCAATCCGATTCATGCAGAGACTATAAACAGGTGATGCGGAAATACCACGTATCCAGGGGTTTTGTCTTTCAGTGTTGGAATTCGCAGAGCCAGGAGGCTTGAGGGAGCTTCGCCCAGGCCATCCAGATAGCTGGAGCCTGGGCTGTTGCATCGCGTCACCAATCGGCCATCGCTTTACCCTTCCGTTGCGATCAAGGGGCCTGTGGTTTGGTATCTGAGCCCCGGCTTTTGGCCTACTCGCAGTCGCCCAATTCCACACGGTCTGCCATTCGCAGGCATCTTTGGCGCCTAAAAGCCACGGAAGCGACTGATAGGATTGGGTTTCACATACGCCCACTCAAGGGCTGACGTAACAATCCAATGGCTTCTCAGGGCCTGATGGGATGCAAGTTGCCCTTGCGCGTCCAGGTTTTATGCCCTAGACTGCCCATGTTGTTTCCGCTAAAACAACGATGCACTCCAAAGCCGCCCCCGTCAAGGGGCGGTCTTGTTTTATTGCCAGCGCATGGAAACCCCAAGTAAGGGTAGATATTCCATGCGTGTGGAATGAGATACCTACAGACTTAGGATGCCGGGGGCGCAACAGGGGCGAAACCATAACCCTAGGGCTCATACAGATCGAGACCCACCTAACCAACCCACCCTAACGCAATCCCGGCACCCTTGGTGCCCGTGGAATTAACCCTAAACAGATCCAAGAGTAATGCCCTAGCCACGCTTGGGCATCTCTTTATTGATGGGGTCCCGTTTTGTGTGACGCTTGAGGATGTGGTCCGACCTGACCCTAACCTTGCGACACCGGCCAATGAGGCCAAGGTCTACGGCAAGACGGCCATTCCTGCGGGCCGCTACCCCGTAAAGATCACATGGTCTGTGAAGTTCCAGCGCCAGATGGTAGCAGTTGAGAACGTGCCTGGATTTACGGGTATCCGGATCCATTCAGGCAATGACGCTGACGATACCCTGGGCTGTATCCTGGTCGGGAAGATCGTCAAGGGGCCTAATTGGGTCCAGGGCGGGTCCGAGGTGATGCCTCGGCTGTTCTTCAAAATCGAAGAGTCCCTAGAGAATGGCCTTGTATGGCTGAACATCTTCGATGCCCCAGAGGTGGCGGCATGAATCTCGCGCTGAGGCTTCTGAACAAGGGCAACGAGCGCACCCATGCGCTGGTGGCCATTGTCGCCTGTGGCGCTCTGTCGCTGGCATTGCTCATCCTGGCCGTGGCTGCATTCCGTGGTCGTTCCGTGGCTGGGGAGATCAGCACAGTCTGTATCGCCCTAGGTGGCCTCATCGGCTGGGTCTACAAGACAGGCAAGGCGGTAGAGGGGTCGCCTGGGGTCGTGGACGGGGGCAAGCCGTGAAGCAGAAACAGCAGGACGAACTGGTTGACCAGTGCGCCAAGATCGCAGCCAAGGCCCCCAAGATCACGGCCTACGTGCTGGTCTATGAGACCAAGAACGGCGTGATCCATACGCAGCGTAGCGGTAGTTGGGCGGCTCAGGCGGGCCTTACGAAGGTCGCCGAGACCAACATCATGGGCGGCTTTAGGCCGGTGAACGAGTGACCATCCTCGGCAAGATCCCCGCCAGTCGTAGCCCGTGGGCATCCTACGCGGCGTTCAAGACCTGGAAGATGGTTCAGAAGGCTAGCCGCAAGGTGTTGGGGGTGAAGCCATGACCAAGCGCGTTCTTCTTAAAGACATCGTGATCCCAGCAGGGACCGTATTCGATGATGCCCCCGTTAGGACCGATCGGTCTGCAGGGTGCTATGTCGAAACAGTCATTGGCCTGACGCCGAATACGGCTGGGTTCCTCACTTATCAGGTTTCCGATGACCTGGGCGAGTGGTTTGCGCCCTTGCGTGGCCGGCCATGAAGCCTAGCTACGCAGCCCTCGGCCTTGCCGCCGTCCTCAGCATCCTCGCGGTGCTGTGGGGTGTATCCGAGTGGAGACAGCGCAGCGGGTCACAGGCCGAGGTTCAGGCCAACATCGAAAGTGGGGTAGCTAGTGCCAATCAGACCCAGGCCCAGGCATCGGACGCGCTGGTTTCAAACCTCCAGGCCAAGGTGGACGGTCAACAGCAGGACCTGGATCGGGTCTCAAAGGAGCGTGATGCGCTCTTGCGAAAGCTGGCATCCAAGCCTGTGCCCGGTGCGAATCCAGCCGATTCCGTTCCTGGGACAGACGCTATGGATGCTCTCGAAGCTGCGGTTGCTATCCGCGATGAGGTGATCGCCAAAGACGCTGAGGTGATCGATTCCCAAAAGGTGATCATCGACTCTCAGGTTGGAGTGATTTCTCAATTAACTCTAAGCCGGGACAGTTGGAAGGCCACAGCGGAGGCACGGGAGCGCCAGGCTATGGCCCAGGAAGCCGCGACACGGGCCTGGAAGAAAGCCGTTACGTCATCCAAGTGGGTCGGTAGGGCTCAGGGATTCGCCGCAGGCATCGCCCTGGGCTATGTCGGGGGGCGGCGATGAGCGTAGATGAGGTCACGCGGCATGAATTCAATGGGGCCATCGAGGGCATCAGGCGGGAGATCCAGGCGATGGCTGAGAACATCAAGGGCCAGCTCTCCCAGATCCTCCAGCGCCTTGAGAAGTCCTCAGAAGACTCCAAGAAAATCGTGACACTTGAGGCCAGAATGGATGGCCTAGACAAGCGCTTCGACTCAGCTCAAACGACTGTCCGTCTTTTGATTGTGGGTCTTGCGACCTCGCTTGCGGGGCACGTATTCAACTTCTTGGCGAGGCGTTAGATGGGCCTCGCGGGCAAGGTCTCCCGGAAAGTCCTCAAGGCCATCGGCTTCATTGAGTCGGTAGAGACCAGCGAAGAGGATAAAAAGCTGCTGGAGACCATCCGGAAGCATGTCGAGATCGACAATGAAGCGACCGATCTACAGCGTGAGTTAGAGATCGACGACCTGCGCTACTGCGACCCGATGACCCAGTGGAGTGACTCGGACCGGGCTTCCCGTGAGTCTGAGGGGCGTCCGTGCCTGACTGAGGATCGGCTTGGTCCGTTCATTACCCAGGTGTGCAACGAGCAACGCAAGAACCGCCCCGCCGTCCAGGTAAACCCTGTCGATGGCGGTAGCGACTTGGATACAGCCGAGATCATCCAGGGCATTTTCAGGCACATCGACTACAGCAGCAACGCCGACATGGCGTATGACAACGCCTTCGAGTCCGCTGTCCGGGTTGGGCGTGGGTTCTACCGTGTCTGCACTGATTACGTCGATGAGGCCGCATCCGATGAGCAGGAGATCCAGGTCAAAATGATCGAAGACCCTCACATGGTCTTCATCGACCCTGCGGCGGTTGAGTCCGATTTCTCCGATGCCCGATGGGGGGGCGTCAAGCAATGGCTGTCTGAGTCCGACTTCAAGGATCAATTCCCCAAGGCGAAGCTGGCCAGTGTTGGGACGGATTCTTGGCGGTCTATCGGTGATGACGAGCCCGACTGGATGAACACGGATGGGTCCGCCTGCCTGGTGGTCGAATACTTCTACAAGGAAGAGACCAAAGAAACCATCGAGCGCGACGGGAAGAAGCGCCAAGTAGCCAAAACACAGGTGAAGTGGGTCAAATGCACTGCCGTTGAGATCCTGGAGCGTGGCGACTTCGCTGCCCGGTGGATCCCTATCATTCCTGTTCTCGGGAAGATGGTAAAACAGAACGGAAAGCGGACCTGGGCTGGGCTTGTGCGACCTGGCAAGGACCCTCAGAAGCGGTTCAACTACCTTCTGACCGCCCAGGTTGAGCGCGTGGCCTTCATTCCCCTTTCTTCGTGGCTGGCCCCTGAGGGTGCGGTCACGAACAAGCGTGTCTGGGCTGACGCTCATAAGCGCCAGATGGCTATCCTGGAATACAAGCCCACCATTGACGGCGTCCCCGTTGACCGCCCCACCTTCATCAGCCCTGAGGCCGGGATCGTTGCCATCACCAAGGCACTGGAGGGCGCTGAACAGGGGCTCAAGGGCACCCTCGGGATGTATGACCCGAGCATCGGTAACCGCCAGGGAAGTGAGTCCGGCGTGGCTATCCAAAGGCTTCAGGCCCAGGGTGAGACCGGGAATTACCACTTCCAGGACAACCTTGCCAGGGCGCAGCGGCATGAGGGTCGGATCCGCCTCGACCTAGTGAAGTCCATCTATGACACGGATCGCATCGTCCAGGTGGTGGGCGAAGACGGAACACGTAACACGGTCAGGATCAACGGCCCTATCGAGAACGTAGCCCAGGCCCACAAGAAGGAAGCTATTGGAAAGACGTTCAGCCTCACCACCGGGAAATACGATGTGACCATGAGTTCCGGCCCCAGCTACCAGAGCAGGCGTCAAGAGGACCGTGCGTTCCTGCTGGGCATGACCCAGGGTCCGCTTGGTGAAATCATCGCCATGAAGGCACCGGATCTAGTCGCCAAAACGATGGATAGCCCTATCGCCCGGGAACTGGCTAAGCGGCTGACGCCTCCCGAGTTTGCGGAGAACCCCGAGGGCGGTGCCCCGATCCCGCCGCAGGTTCAGCAGGCTCTCCAGATGGCCCAGCAGAAAGACCAGCAGGCCGGAATGATGATTGAGCAGTTGACCGCCAAGGTCCATGAGCTGATGGACCAAGTTGAGGACAACCGTGCCAAGGCGGAAGCCGAGATGGCAAAGGCCGAGCTAGATTCGCAGACCAAGATCCAGATCGCCCAGATGGACAATGAGGCCAAGATCCTTATCGCCGAGGCCCAGATCATGGGCGCGGGTGCTATCCCTGAGTTAAAGGCCAAGGTGGATGAACTGAACCGCCAGCAAGAGGAGATCGCCGAGCTTGCGCTTCACCTCCATGGCGCGATGGGTGCGGGGATGCCTCCTGAGGCCCAGGAACCCGCAGACCCATCCGAGCCCGTAGAAGCCAAGCCGGACCCCATGCACAAACTGATGGAAGGCCACTCGGCTGCACTCCAGAGCATCGCCGAGGCACTGAAGCGATCCAGTGGCCCCCGGAAGCGGACCCTCATAAACGGCCCTGATGGGGCACCCACTGGGTTGATTGATGAGCCCGGGGAGGGTGAGTAATGGGCGTGATCTATCAGGCTTCTCTCAGAACCACGCGCATGAATGCCGTGGAGACCGACATCGACTCAGGCGTGGGTGCCGGGACGCTTGAGATTGGGACCACTGGCTTCGCTTCGACGCTGGTCACATTCACGCTGTCTGATCCTGCCGGGGTTGTGGCTGGCGATGTGCTGACTGGTTCTGGTATGCCGAAGACCGCCACGGCTGCGGCTGGTGGTGTCGCGGCTGAGGCTCGGATCAAGAACAGCACCGGAACGGTCATCGTGTCTGGCCTGACCGTGGGCACCTCTGGGACCAATGTGATCATCAGCCCCTCAACCACGATCAGCAACGGGCAGACCTGCAACCTGACCGCGTTGACCATCACCCACAACACGGCGGGGGTCTGATGGCTATTGCCTCCCGTGATGACTACATCGCATCCGTCAAGCAGCGGCTAACGATCAACAAGACTGCCAGCATCGTGGCTACGGCCTTCCAGCAGACCCAGAACATTCAAGCGGCAGGCAATCCAGGCGCTGGCACCCTGGCGGGGACTTCAACCGTTGCAGGCATCATCCAGACGGATGCCCTCGCTGGCTACCCGATCATCAATGCCTTCACTGGCGGTGCTACGGGCTACCTGACTAGGGTGGAGGCTACCGCGCCCGTGGTGATGTCCATCACCATCGCTGACGTTCTATGGAAGGCTGGGCCTTACCCGTTCAACGCGAATGTGGCTGTGACCTCGCCTACTTGGGCTGGTCGGGTTCCCGGTGGGACAGACTTCACGGGGTTGGAACTCTGGGTTGAGGCTGTAACAGCCTTCACGGGCATCCCAGCGGTAACAGTTGCCTACACCGGTCAGGGCGCTGCTGCTGGGACTACCGGCGCTGTTGCTGCTCCCGCTGCGTTGGGCATCGCTCGGCAATACCAGTTGCCGCTTGCCTCGGGTGACAACGGGCTTCAGTCCATTACAAACGTGACTTGCGCGACAGCCACTGTGGGCACCTTCAATGTCCTTGTGGTGCGGCCTCTGTTCCGATTCCGAATCCCGGTTGCCGCTTACACGATGAACTTCGACCTGACTCAGACGGGGATGCCGCAGGTATTCGCTGACTCGGCTCTCCAGGCGTTGATCGCTCCCGATTCAACCGCAACCTCCACGCCTTATGTGGCTCTTGAAGTGGCGAACAAGTAATGGCGCTCCCATCCAAACTAGGCCCGATTGACCGTCACATCGGCGGTCTTGCGGGCAGTTTGGCGTCTTACGGGGCCAATGCTGACGCGGTGGTCCAGCAGTCGTTCTTCGAGGCTGGTGCAACTGCTGTCTCGCTGTCCCTGTCTGCCACTGAGGGCGCGGACCTGTGTGCCTCTACGGTTGCGCTGGTTGCCGCCTCTGCCGACCTGTCGCTTGCTGCTACGGAAGGAGCCGACCTTGCCTCAGCGACTGCGGGACTGGCTGTTTCGGCTAATTTGGCAGGAACCGAGGGTGCCGACACGGCTTCGGGTGCTGTTGCTGCGGTGGTATCTGCGGCACTGAGCTCCACTGAGGGGGCTGATACTGCGGCTTCCAATGTGTCCCTGCTGATCACGGCAAGCATGGCGGCTGTGGAGGGTGCAGACCTCTGCGCTGCGTCCATGGATGTGGTAGCGGCTGCGTCTGTGGACATGGCCCTGGATGCCGCGGAAGGGGCGGACGAATGCTTGGCCTCTATGGAGATTGTGGTTCCCCAGGTTGTGCCCCCACCTTCTTACACTTCGACTGCGGGTGGCGGCGCAACCGTCCCGGTGACTGACGACAATCTAGGTGTCTGGCTTGAAGATACCGACGAATCCTCCATCGTGCCTGCCACGCCTCTGGCCCAGCCACGCGCACCCAGGCGGGTCACTATCGCTGCGGGTCCAACGGGTTTGGACCTAGCAATAGCTCCACCCTATCGGGAACCAGTGGCAGAGCCCGTGGTTCTCAAAACTCTCCAGGCCCAATTAGACGGCATTGAGTCGGCTAGGGTGCTGAAGGCGAAACACAACAACCACGCTTTGCGGCTTCTGCTGCTGGCGTCCTAACCGCTGGCTGACGCCGGTATGGAGTAGAAATGCCTGACCAAGACGAAAGCTACCAGCTCATCGACGCACAGGAACATGACGGCGAAACGCTAGATCTCGCTGTCGATGAACCCGTGCCCCCCGTTGAGCCTGAACCCGAACCGGCCCCAGAACCTGAACCGGAGACCCCGGAACAGATCGAGGAAAAGAAAAAGCTGACCGGTTCAGCCCGTGCAAAGGCCAAGGCCGAGCGATTGGCTGAGGATCTGAGGCAGGCTAACGAGCGGATCGCTGCGCTTGAGCGTGGCAACCAGCCCGAAAAGCCAGCTCCCACGGGAGCCAGCGGCGCTCCGACCCAGGATCAGTTCGAGAGCCATGCCGAATGGGTGGAAGCCCTGACGGACTGGAAACTTGAGCAGAAGCTGGCAGAGCGCGACCAAAAGGCCCAGGTTCAGAAGGTAACCCAGTCTTGGGAAGAAAAGAAGGAAGCCGCCAGGAAAGAACTGGATGACTTCGACGAAGTTCTTGCCGACATGGAGACGCCTGCCCCTGTGGTGGTTGCGGTCATGGCGGAATCGGAACACTCAGCGAAGATCGCCTATTACCTGGGTCAGCATCCCGACGAACTGAAGAAGATCAACCAGATGGCCCCACCCGCCGCCGCGCTTGCCGTGGCTCGAATCGAGGCTGGGTTCACGAAGGTTGATCCTCCGACCCCCAAACCAACCACCAAGGCCCCAGCCCCCCTGCGTCCTACGCATGGCGGCGCTGCGGCACCCCAGGAAGACGCGGGATACACCATCTATTGATGGCCCGTACCTGGCATTTTGAGGAAAACCTCCCATGCCTGTGACTAACACTTTCAATAACAGGGCAAACATCACCAAGGCTGCCCTGAAATACATCGAGAACAACTGCGTGTTCATGAAGCATGTGAACCGTGGCTACGATGACCAGTATCGTCAGGATGGCGCGAAGTCCGGCGACACCGCGAACATCCGCATCCCCGGTTACGGTGCCTACCGTAGCGGGAAAGTGGCCGCTCCTACCGGTAACAACGAGACGTATGTCCCCGTGGTCCTCCAGCAGGGCGGCGCGGACTTCCAGCTCTCCAGCAAGGAAAAGACCCTGAACGTGGACGAAATGATCACGATCATGGGGCCTCGCATTTCCAGCGTGGTTTCCGAGATCGACCGCCAGGGCCTTGAGCTTGTTCGCGGCCTGTCCCAGGCCACCGGCACCCCCGGAACGGCTCCCACCGATCTGAAGCCCTTCACCGATGCCTACGCCAAGATGAGCAAGTTTGGCGCGCCCACCGATGACAACATTTCGGCCATTCTGGACTTTGATACTCAGTCCAGCCTCGTGAATGGCCTGGGTTCCCGGTTCCAGAGCGCCGTTGAGATCGCCCGTCAGTATCGGGAAGGCACTATGGGCATCGCGGCTGGCATGAAGTTCAGCGCCGACCAGATCGTCCCCAGCCACACCGTGGGCACCTTCGGGACTTCCACTCCCCTGATGGCCGCGAACAGCGCCGATGGGGACGCGACGATCAGCACGAATGGCTGGGCCTCCGGCGCTTCGACCCTGAACGCTGGTGACGTGATCCAGATCGCGGGCGTCTACGCGGTGAATGCGGTTACCAAGCAGTCCACCGGCAAGCTCATGGACTTCCGGATCACCACCACGACCGCTGACTCTGGCGGTGCCATGGCGACCCTCCCCATCAGCCCCGCGCTGACCCTCACCGGCCCCTTGCAGAACATCAGCGCCCTGCCGCTCTCCAGCGCCAAGGTCTATGTCTTCGGCAAGAACGACAACACCTACAGCGGCCTTGTCAGCCCCCTCAACGTGGTCTTCCACAAGGACGCCTTCGTTCTGGCCTCCGCTGACCTCGCTTCCGTCCCCGGCTCTACCCGCATGAAGTCCAGCAAGCTCGATTTCTCGATCCGCGTCTCCGAGTTCTGGGATGGCCGGACGGACGATCAGCTTTACCGCTTGGACGTTCTCTTCGGCTGGGCCACCCTGCGGCCTCAGTTCGCCTGCCGCGTTCAGGGCTAACCCTAACCATTCAAAGGAGAATGAAACATGGCAACTTCTACCCCCTACCAGACCGTCATCAGTGATGATCAGCCCGGAATGTATGTGATGACCGTCCCGGTCTTCGCGGCTTCTGCCATTGCGAACGCTGACGAACTGACGGACTTCATCCCCGGCCATCCCTTCGAGATCACCGGCATCGAGTTCGTCTGTGTGACCCCGATCACCACCGCGGCCAAGACTGCGCTTCTCAAACCCTATATCGACGGGACTGTGGTCCCTGGCACGGCGACCGCCGTTGCTGGTGCCATCGCCAAGGGCGTTGTGAAGACCGCCTTCGTGGCCTCGGGTGCCAAGCTCTATGGCTCGGCTACCAGCAAGATCAAGCTGACCGCCTCTAGCGTCACCGCCTTTGTCGAGGGCGCGGGCTACTGGGCTGTCCACATCCGCAACCTGGGCGGTAACGCGACCTAGGACTGAACACGCCGGGGGGTCTTCGGGCTCCCCGGCCCTTTCGAGGTGATCCATGCCCGCAAGCGGCACGACAGTCCTTAAAACGGGAAGCCTGGTCACAACTGCCGTCACGGCGGATCAGGTGATTCGCAGCCACATCGTTTCACCGGGCAAGAAGTTCGTTCTGTCCTACCTTTCTGCCAATGTCCGGCTGACCACCTTCGCCACCACGGCCACGAATTTCGGGAAGGTGAGCATTGAGGGGCCAAGCGGGACCAAACTCCAAACCTTCATGTGCGCTGGCCCCGGTGTCTTGAACGCTCCCGTCTATGTAGAGCTTCCCGAACCCATGACGATCATCGGCAATTCTGACGGAACGACCGTGGTCCGGATTGTAGTCACCCCTGCCGCTGCCACGTCGTTTACGTGGGAAGGAAACCTTGGAGGTTACGAGCTATGAGCCGTCAATACCCTCGCTGGATCCACCACCTGAGCGGACGGTCTGTGATCGTCAACAGCCCCGATCACGAGGCTGCGCAGGGTGAGGGCTGGTATGACACGCCTGCTGACTTCCCCGCTTCTGAAGCGGTCCTTGAGCCTGTTCCGGCCTTGCCTGATAACAACGGGCCTGCCGAGAAGGTGAAGGGCAAGCCTGGGCCTAAGCCCAAGGTGAAGGGATAACCCATGACCAAGGTTCGAGACATCCTGACTGATTCCCTGGTCGAGCTAGGGGTCTTGGACCCGTCGGAAAATATCAGCGCGGGTGCTGCTACCCATGCCTTGCGCGAGTTCAACCGGATGATCCAAACCTGGAACATCGAAGACCTCATGGTCTACACGGTGAACCGGCAAACCTTCCCACTCGTTCCAGGCCAACAAGTTTACACAATCGGCGTGGGGGGCAACTTCAACACGACCACCCCAATCCGTCCAGGCCAGATCGACATGGTCTCTGTGTTGTTCGGAACCCCCGCCGTAGAAATCCCCATCGACATCCTGAACGATGAGGAATGGCGGGACATGAGTGTGAAACAGGTCAATTCGACCTTCCCGCTCATGGTTTGGTCGAATGGGAATTACCCCTTGAATCAACTCTCGTTCTGGCCCGTCCCCCAGATGGTGAATGACGTTGTCCTCTATATCTGGGGGCAGACGACCAGTTTCACCAACATCAATGCAGATGTGACCTTCCCCCAGGGGTATGAGGATCTTATGGTCCCGTCCCTTGCACTGAGGCTGGGGCCGTCCTACGGAATCACCCCGAGCAGTGTTACAGCCGCCAAGGCACAGAGCGCAAAGACCCTAATCAAACGCATGAATTGGGAACCAACCTACCGAAGCGCAGACTCAGCAATCATGGGCAACGGGACCGGCGCTGACATCTGGCGCAAGTCTCGCGGCTACGTCCTGGATTAAGGAGAACCCATGGCAAAAGAAATCGGAATCCCGAAGAACGCCCCCAAGTCTGTCAAGAAAGCCGATGAAAAGGCTGACAAGGCCAAGGGCATCAAGGAAGGCTCTAAGGCCGACCTGAAAGAAGACAAGAAGATCATGAAGAAGGCCAAGAAGAATGGGTATAGGCCCTACTGATGCGGATTCCCGGATCCGTTGGCCCCGCCTACGCCCTCTCGACAGTTCCATTGGACTGTCAGGTGGCGATCAACTTCTATCTGGAGCCGGATGAGCTTCAGACGGGCAAGGACGGGTCTATCGGCGCTCTGGTATGCCGCCCTGATCTGACGGTCGAAGCGATCCTCCCACTGTCGCCCGTGCGCGGGTTGTGGCGGGTGTCCTCTACCGGCCAGGTCTTCGGCGTGGGCGGGAATGGGCTGTATGAGATCCATTCGGACATGAGCGTTACAAAGGTCGGGTCCCTGAAGACCGATACCGGCGCGGTTTCCATGTCTGATAACGGGCTCCAGTTGATCGTGGTGGATGGGATCTATGGGCATATCTTGACCCTGTCGAACGGCATTTTTGCTCCCATCACCGCCCCCGCCTTCTACTCGTCCAAGAAGGCAGTTTTCACCGACACCTACTTTGTCTTGGTGCGGCCTGACTCTGACCAGATTTACCAGTCCGACAGTTACGATGGCTACACCTATGGGGCGCTGGACTTCACAACGGCTGATGCGAACCCCGACAAGACCGTGACAGTGCTGCCCTACCGGAATCAGCTGGCGGTCTTTGGTGAGCGATCCACCGCGTTCTACGCCAATTCCGGGGGTGCTGCCTTCGCGTTTGACCGGATCCCTGGGGCGCTTATCGAGCATGGCTGCGCGGCCCCTCTGAGCCCCGCCAAGGACGGGGACACCCTTGTCTGGCTAGGTGAGGATGAATACGGCGCGGGGGTGGTTTACAAGGCCGTTGGATACCAGGCCATGCGGGCGTCTAATTACGGGGTTGAACTGGCGATTCAGGGCTACGGGGACGTATCGGATGCGACCGGCTTCATGTTCCAGATGCGCGGGCACACCTTCTACGTGCTGTCCTTCCCGAGTGCTAACACGTCCTGGGTGATGGATGTAGGCCTCGGAACCTGGTATGAGTGGAAGTCTGCCAAGGACGATGGGTCCCAGGGGCCGTGGAGAGCTTCTACCCATGTCTGGGCCTTCGGGAAGCACCTTGTCGGGGACTTCGAGAACGGAAAAATCTACTCCCTTGGGTTTTCCAGCCGCAAGGATGACGGAAAGACCATTCAGCGGCGGCGGCGGATCCCCCCTGTGTCGAACAACCTGAAGCGCATGATCCACTCTAAGGTCCAGCTCGACTGCCGGACTGGGGTTGGAACAGACGGAACAACGCTGGGCCAGCAGCCCACGGTGATGCTCCGCTACTCGGACGATGGCGGGATTTCCTGGTCTTCCGAGAAGTGGCAACCGCTTGGACGCATCGGCCAAACCTATGCCCGGGCCATCTGGCGAATGCTGGGCCAGTCCCGGAACAGGGTTTATGAGTTCACGGTTACCGATCCTGTCGATGTAGCAATCATGGGGGTGGATCTTGACGCCCAGCCGTGCGGGTCATGAGGGACGCCCCGATCCGTGAGCCCATCCAGCCCATGCCCCCGGTGTGGTCTATGTGGTTCCAGTCCATGGTCAAGGAGATCAATGGTAAGCAGAACTCTGTAGCCGGGTTCACCGGGACAATCACCGCCGCTGAACTCGCTACAAAAACAATCACCGTGGAAAACGGCATAATCACGGGGTTTGCATGAACTTCCAGGTTGAATACCGTCAAGACGCCGCAATGGATCTTCCGAGTGCGCTTCGGGGGCTCATCACGGTTCCCGAAGTAGCGGAACCGTGGAACCGGCTCATGGGTGTTCTGTCCTCTGGTGGGGGAAGGGATGAGATCCGGTCATACATCTATGCGGTTGAAGATGAACTCAAAAAGCTACCGCAGGCCGACCACATCCTAGAGCATTTCTTCGCTGACGGGCTCTATGGACGCCTGGCTGGCATCCCCGCAGGAACCCTGTTCACCACCCCGATCCATAAACAAGACAGCGTCCTGACTATCCTTCGTGGCCGGTTGGTCATTATCTCAGAGGACGGTATCAAGCCTTTCAACCCCTCTGATTTTGTAGTGACAACGGCTGGGATCAAGCGGTTGATCCTGACACTTGAAGAGGTTAGGGCCACGACGGTCCACGCGAACCCAGACAACGAACGCGACATATCCATCCTTGAATCAAGAATCTACGCGGAAACATTCGATGAAGTTGAACTAACAGGGGAGGCCGTATGAGCGGATGGATTGCGGGGGCCACGATTGTTGGAACCGTCGGCGGTGCGCTGATCTCAGCGAACGCCGCAAGCAAAGCTGCCAGCGGGGCTCAGAACGCCGCGAATCGGGCGAATGACACCCAATGGGCCATGTATAACCAGACCCGCGATGATCAGGAGCCGTGGCGAACTCAGGGCGGGATGGCCGTCGGCCAGCTTGGGGAGCTTCTCGGCCCGGGTGGTGAATGGTCCAAGGATTTCTCCATGGCCGACTATCAGGCCGATCCCGGGTACCAGTTCCGCCTTGATGCCGGTAACAAGGCGCTGCAGCGTGCCGGTGCGAAGGCCGGGAACAGCCTCAGCGGTGCTCAATTCCAGGGCATGGCAGATTACAACCAGGGCGCGGCCTCGCAGGAATATGGGAACGCCTACAGCCGCTTCATGAACAACCGGACGACTCGGTTCGGCCAGCTTTCCAACCTTGCAGGCCTGGGCCAGTCGAGTGTGGGGCAGACCGGCCAGCTCGGCGCGAACACGGCGAACCAGACGGGCCAGAACACGATTGGAGCCTCGAACATGAGCGGAGCCGCTGGCCTCGCGAATGCCAACGCCTGGACGGGTGCGCTCAATACCGGCGTGAATACCTGGCAAGACTGGGTCAGAGGTCAGCAGGCCCAAGCTAACAAGATCGGGTAGGGGGACACATGGCTTTCGATACCTCGATTTTTGGGCTAGCAAACAAGCCGACGGCTCCGCTCCAGACGCCCATGGATTCGGCGATGAAACAGCTTGCCATCCAGCAGGCGCAGCAGAACCTACAGGCCGGTAACATCGACATGCAGGCTAAGCAAGCGGCGATGGCCTCAGCCCCCCAGATGCTTGAACTGAAGCGGCGCGAAGCCCAGCTTGCCTTTGAAAAGAACATGCGGGAGTCGGACGCCGAGACCAGGGCCAAGGCCCACTCAGAGATGAGCGAGTTCGTCCGGATGGCTACCTCTGTCCAGAAAGAGGCCAAGACACCCCAGGACTTCATGGCAGGCGTCCAGGCCCTTGTGCCGATCGCTGACCCGGATGGATCTAAGGGGTTCGCCAAGTTTGCGCAAAACCTGAACCCGCAAACACTGAAACTGATGACCGATCAGACCATGGACCATAAGGCTTGGCTAGAGCGCGAGTTCCCGAAGGACGTTAAGGTCCCGCTTACACCACATCCAGCCATCGGGCCTGATGGCAAGCCTGGGTTCATGCAGTTGGATGAGAGCGGCAGAGTCCCGGCAGGCTGGAAGCCCATCCCGCAAGCGGCAATCACAATCGACAACAGGAATAAGGCCGCAATCGAGAAGGATTTCACGCAGCACCCCCTGTATGCACAGGCCAAGTCCATCTCGGACATGAAGCAGGGCCTCCCAATGAGGCAGGGGAAGCAGGCGGCTGAACTGAACTCCCTAATCGCCAAGATCCGTGAGGATGAGGGCAAGCCACCCTATGACGCGAACCAGTGGACGAAGGTCAAGCGGTCCAATGAATACTTCACAGGCCAGGGCAAGGCAGCAACGACCCTGACCTCCAACGACACCCTCTATGGTCATGCCGATGAGGTTCTGGAAACGCTGGGGGCCGCAGCCCTGAACGACACCAGGGCGCTCAATACGATTAACCAGTTCATCGCACGGCAGACAGGCGGGGACGCTCAATACAAAGACCTGAAGGTAGCGTCCAAGGTCTACGCAATGGAACTCGCCGGAATGCTGGGCGAGAAGGACATGCACGGACGCCAGCAGATCATGGACCTGTTTTCCACCGTCGATAGCGCCAAGTCCTTCAAGGCCGCTGTTGAGCAGTCCAAGAAGATGGCCGCGACACGATCCGCTTCGCTTGCCAACCAGTATTACCGGGAGACCGGGCTGGACCCCGTGGAAGCCGGGATCATCCCTGAGCGAGTTGCCAAGGGTGCCGTGAACTCCGTGGCGGCGAGTGGCTACGAGTGGGCGAAGAAGTATCGGACGGGTAGTGGCCCAGAAGGGAAGGAACCCCCCGCCAACTCCAAGCCAGCATCAGGAACACCCGACATAGCGTCCATCGGAAAGAATGCGCGATTCCCCAAGGCCGCATGGACTAAGGATGGCCCCGATGGGCCGGGTTGGTATGAGCGACTGTCCAACGGTGGCGTCAGGAAGGTGGAATAATGCCTGGATGGGATGATGTTCCAGTAGCAGACCAGCCAACGGCCAAGGGGTGGGATGCCGTTCCAGTGGCAGATGCTCCACCACCCGAAGAAGGCGGCATCGTCGGCTGGGTCAAGGGCAAGGTGGCAGAGAACGAAGCGCGGCGTCAGGAGGCTCTGAAGAACCCCGGCAAGTCGTTCCTTACTGGCCTCGCTAATATTCCCGTGGCTGCATCCAACCCCGGAAGCATCGTGCGGGGTGCCCGTGAGGTGGTGGGCAACAAGACTCCCTATGGCTTCGAGTCCTACCTTGGAGACCCCACGCTCGGAAGCGTTGCCAAGGGCGCGGTGGATATGCCGATCAAGGTAGCCCAGATCGCAAGCCACGGCGCTGATGCGTTGGCCGGTGGGGATGGCAGGGGCCTCGCTGCTGACCGTTTCGCCAACTTCGTGGACAAGATCTACCAAGATCCCACGGTTATGCAGTCCAAGACCGGAGAAGCGGCTGGACAGTTCCTGCTGCCGCTGGGGCTTGCATCGAAGGCTAAAACCACAGCCCAGGCGCTCAAGGAAGCCAACCTAGCCTGGAGGGCAACGAAGGCCGGTGCCACGGGTGCCGTATTCGCCACCACCGCTTCACCCGATATCAATGTTCAGTCCAATGAGGACTTCGCCAAGCGTCAGATTCTACCGGCTGCCGTTGGGTTCGGTATCGGCGGGGCAACCCCTGTCGTTGCCGAGGGTCTTGCTGCTGGCGGGGAGAAGTTCCTTCGCTGGCTGGCCCCCAAGTTCAACCCGGAGAAGGCGGCGAAGATCATCGAATGGGCCGACAAACTGGGCGTCAATATGCGGCCATCAGTGGTCATCAAGGGGTCGCAAGACCCCGCCCGCGAGGTTGCCGAGGCCGAAGGCGCGGTCAATCGTCTGTCCAAGAAATTCAAGGACGATATGCTAGCCACTCCATTCGACAACCTGGATGATGTGATGAAGGCATCACAGACCCCAGGCAAGCGCCAGAATGCGGCTACATCCCTCTTGGAGTATGTGAAGGGAAGCGGACTAGACCCTGAGGATGTTCTGAAGACATCAGCCAAGATTCGTGGGCTTCAGGAGAAGATCCGGCTTGATGAGCTGGCCCTGGTCCGTGACTCGCTGGCAGATAAGGTCCAGAAGGCCGATGTGACGCCGCTGCTCACGGGGATTGATGAGGCTATCGGCAAACTCAAGATGGACTCCCGTGGTGGTCACGATGCGCTGATCAAGGAACTCCAGTCATGGCGTGGGCGTTTGACGGCCCCTGGTGGTGCTGACCACCTGAACATGGTGAATACGGGGCGGTCCCCTGTGGTCATCCGGAATGGGGTTCAGCAAGCGCCCCCCGTTGGTTCTGCGGATCATCTTGGCGGGGATCACGGCAACCCACTCAGCTTCCAGAGCCTCAGCGTTACGCGGTCGAACCTGTCGGATGACATCGCAAGCCTCTACAAAGGCGCGAACAGCCAGACGGGAAGCGCCCCCGCCTATGTCCTCCAGCCCCTCAAGGATGCTCTGGATACCACCATCGCAAAGGCGGCACAGGAAAGCGGGGTGCCCCAGCTTGCGGCGGCAGACAAGATGTTCCGGCGCGAATACTCGAAATACAAGTCCACCTACGCTGATCCGGTCATCCGGCAGGCGCTTGAGACCAAAGACCCCGAGGCGCTTGTCGGTGCCATTCGTCGCATGGGCGAGGACAAGGCCCAGCGGCTGTTCGACTCGCTGGAGTCCAGGGGCCAGAAGGCGTTCCTGTCGGGTCTGTGGGATGAGGTCACACGCGGGGCATGGAACAAGCGAACCGGAGACTTCATTCCTGGCAATGTCAGCGGTGGCCTGTTTGATGCTGCCAAGGCGCTCGGCGTTTCAGCCAAGGGTGAGAATGCCCACGCTCTGGCGGGGATGAATGTGGTCATGCAGGCGCTTGCGAAGTCGGACCCCAAGTTGGCATCGGCCCTGGGTCAGAGGTTCGTTGAGGGTGCGATGGGCGAGGTTTCCCACAAGGGTTCTGCGGTCATCAAGTTCTTCAATGAGATCAAGGACAAGGGCATCGACTTCCTGTTCGACTCCCCCGCTGGCCGGGACTTCCTGTTCAAAGCCGGGAGCATGAAGCCAAACAGCCCTGCGTTCATGCGCCTTGTCGAAACCGATGCCCCGCGAATTTTGGGGATGAAGTCGGGTGGATCTGTCCAGGCACTTTCAACCACTCTCCCCAAAGCCGCCTCCACTGAACCCAGCAGCACCATCGCGGAGAACAAATGACCGCCCTACCCCCCCTCCTTCCGATTTTCAAGGCTGAGGATGCCGCTGGGGCATCGCTGCCCTTTGCGCTTATCTACACCTACGCAGCGGGGACGACCACGCCCCTTGCGACCTACCAGGACGCAGCGGGAACCATCCCGAACAGTAACCCCATCGTGTGCGATGCGAACGGCCTCGCCATCGTATACCTGACGACGGGTGTAGCCTACAAGCTACTCCTGACGGATCAGTATGGAACGCTTCAGCCTCGCTACCCAGTGGATGACATTGTGGGCGGAGCCACGGGTTTGACGGGTGCGCCTGGGTCTGTTTGGAGAAACGGGGCTGGGGTCCCGTCAAATGCGGTCGGCGTCGATGGCGATTTTTACCTCAATGACACGAATGGGGATGTCTACAAACGATCTGGCGGTATCTACGCAGTTATCGCTAACATCATCGGGCCTGCTGGCTCGGCTAGAAATGTCATAAGTAATGGCACGTTCTATGGTGGCCTGGAACCATGGATTACTTCCGGAACCACGACTCCAACACTAGGGGTCGGCCACCTCGCTACACTGGGGGCGGCTCAAGAAATAGCGGCGCAAAGCACGTCCGTAACCGTGACTTCTGTCGGGTCCATCACGCAGTCATTCACGGCACCTAACCCGGTAGGCACACAGCTTTTAACATTTAACACGGCTTGTTATTTGGAAAGTCTAGCAGCGGCACTTTATAACACCGGGTATGTGAAGGTCTACTTCTACTCTGCTACAGATGGCACCGAAACGTTGATCGGGACCTACAATCTTAGCGCCGTAAGCAATGTTCCTAGTTGGACGCCACACACTATTGATCTAACGACCTATGTGACCGCTCTGGGCGACTACGGGCTACGATTTGAGATCCAGGCTTATACGGACAACACCACGGGGACTATTGGAACAAAGGGGACAATAACCGCAGTTGACGATATTAATTTTGTGATGTCGTCCGGAGGGTCTGTTGGTCCCATTGGCCCCGAGGGTCCTGCCGGACCTGGCGTGGGGTTAGGTGTCGCGACCTCTTATTCCATGTCCAGCACTCCAACCGGGACCACGTCTGGAACATTGGTCATGATGGGGCTCGGGACAATCATTAGATTCACACCTTCATTGTCTACCCGTGTTTTTATTAGTTTGCAGGGGACGTTTAGTAATACTGATGCAGATAGCGGGACTGTATTTGGGGTATGTTACGGGACCGGGACTGCCCCAATCAATGGGGCGGCGTCTCCCGGGGGGGGGACGCTTGTTGGAGCCTCTGGGCCATCATACGTGCGCATGACTAGCCCCACGGCTAATGCTTTCTGCCACGGATGTATCACCTACATCGTAACCGGTCTAACCCCAGGCGCTTCTTATTGGTTCGATTATGCCTTGGCAAATATAACAAGTGGCACGGCATCTGTCGTAAGCCCATTCGCAACCATTTTTGAAATGTAGGGGGTCAAGTGACCGCACCCAATAACGTCCCCACCACATCGAGCATTTTCCAATACCCGCCAGACTACCCGAACGGGCAAACGTCAGAAACATGGAATGCCTATTTCCAGAGCATCAACGACGCCATCAACACGGCTCCGGGTGTGCTTGGTGCCGTTTCTCTGGTGGATCTTGCAGATACGACGGACCCCGCTAAAGGCGCGGGCCTCGGTGGCTACAATGGCAGCCTTTCATACCCGGTTAATACTGTTGGTTCGGCTTTGACTGCCCGTATCGTAGCCTCTGATTTAGCGGATGCCGCCTCGACCATCAACGGCGCAGGCCTGGTCGGATACAATGATGCCCTTGCATACGCCGCCAATACGGTTGGCGATTGGATCCGGACGAAGCTTGTCAAGCTGACCACGCTTGCCGGTTCGGGCGGGGCTGCGCTGGTTGGGTGGATTTCGAGCCTTACAGGGGCAGTCGCCACCACACAGGATGAGCACAATGGGCGCAGCATCAGCATCCAGGATTTCCTCACCACGGCGCAGAAGGCGGACACGCGGCTGGCAGACCCAGTGCTGGACTTGTCGGCGGCATTCACAGCGGCCCATGCGGCGCTGTCAGGGGGGGATCGGCTGGTGATTCACGGTCTCTGCCGGATCACTAGCCCCCTGGCCATTACTAAACGGATTTCGCTTTACTGCCCATCCGCCAAGGACGCGATTGTGGTGGCCGTAGGCGCTTCTGCCGATGGCGTGACATATGACGGAACGGCTGGCGGCATCAATGGCATGGATATCAATCTAAACGTCTATGGCAAAGCGGCATCCTGCCTCAATGCTGTCGTATATTCTCGTGTGGACAGATCCATTATCCGCACAAATGTTCTGGCTGGAGCCGCAGCTTATGGGGTCAAATATAGAGGGTGCCTGATCAACCGCGTAAAAACCGAGATATCTTCCAACTATGCTTGTCCGCTTACAGGTGCAGTAGCTCCACTAGACTGCATGTTGATTGAAAAACACACCGGGTATTCGGTAGCTACGAATGCCAACGATTTTGATGTGTTGTTAGAATCTGGGCGGCACGGTGTAGTGGCGACATCCCAACCCGACGAAGGGAATAATACATATCACGGAACCATTGAGGGCCTCTCTGGGAGGCCCATGGATATGACCTCGCAGACATCAACGTGGTCACACTCCATGCACTGGGAGGCTAACGGTCAATCGGTTTTGTTTACCAACTGTCGTCTGCCCCGCGTCGGTCCTGACGTTCAACAATCTAGCGGAGGTGATCCGGCCATAGATTTCAATGGTTGCGAGGCTCCAATCATTGACGGCTATTATAACGGACAGATTCGACAGGACAGCGGAACATGGGGGTTAGTGTGCGGTCGGTTTATGGCCTCAGCCGCCTCGGACTTGACCCGATTCTCCGGAGAAGGCTATTCGCTGTCTGGCGAATCCATCTACCCAATCCAGAACATCAGCACCAGTGCCATGATGAGCGGCGGCGCAGGCCGGATGAGCCACGACAACATTTTCCCCAACGTCTACATGGACATTTGGGATGCGGGCACCAATGCCTCCCCGGCTGGAACCACGCTCACAAACTGCACGGCTGCAAAACAATGGCTGACTCCCAGTCCGTGCCCTGGAACTGTCGGTGTCTATGCGGAATTTACTGTCACGGTGGCGGGTGCAACCTCTGGTCCCCACTTTTACATTCCCCAGCAGCCCGCCGAACCGCAGACCCTGAGTAAATGGAATGTTGCCCGCTATGTGGCCATTACTGTGCCGGTCTACGTGGCCACAGGCCAGCCGGACCTCAAAATCTACGTCAATGGCACACTTCTTGGAACCGTCGCAACTAAGAATACTTGGGTATGGGTGCGTGGATGCGCCCTGGTATCTGCCAATACGGAACTGGATATCTACTGCGTGCCGTTTACTGGGGCTTCCCCTGCCACCGGCGTGTTCGATGTGGGAGGTTTGAGCATCTTCAACGGCACGACTCCCAGCAAATTCTTGGTGGACTCCGGTGCTCGTGACCGCTACATCGTGAATAACGTAACCTATACTCCTGCGTTCCTTGGCCAGAAGGCCTTCGTATCGGGGACTGGAAAGTGGTATCTGGCGAAGGGAACCGCCTCATCTGCTGACTGGATCATCTTGAATTAGGGGGCAGCTCATGAACTTCGACACCGCATTCAACCGACTCATCGACAGCGAGGGGGGCTACAGGTTCCGGGTTCCATGTCGGGCTCCTGGACAAAAGCTATTCGCGGATAGAAAGGTATGACGCTCTGTCTTCGTTCGTGAGATCCGGTGCCACAGGTAAGCCAAGTGTTCTTTTGGCGTGGTCGGTGTGGATCTTGGCGAAAGAGCGGAGATCGTCCACCTCGTTCTTGAGGATTCGGTTTTCGTTCTCTATCTCAGCGACCTGGGTTTCCCAAGCCCGGTTTTCCTTCTCCAAGTTAGTGGCGTATTCGACCTGGATTCGAAGATTGGTTTCCAGTTTCCGGTTCGCCTCCAGCACATCAAGGACTTGGCACGGGAGGGCATCGCGCTTGGCTTGCTCAAGCTCGGCAATCAGCCCATCAAGGGCTTCCTCCCACTCCCCGCCGATGTTGAAGTCGGATCGGAAGTGGATTTGGCGGAGGGCGGATTTCAGAATTTCAGCGTTGGTCATGGCTGCCCCTCACTTGAGTGTTGGTCGTAGAGGGATGGAGGTCCTGGGTCCTCGTGAGGTAATTCCAGTTCAGCGTCTTTGACTGCAGCCATGAACGCCGCGATCGGTTTGCGCCATAGATCGTCAAAAAATGGCTGAACCTCTACGCCCCTGCCAAACTTTTGGAAATAGACTATTCCGTCTTCCACATAGTGAACATGGATAGTCACTCCGTTCTTGTGGTAGGCGCTCCCTTTGATCGGTTCGGTCAAGGTGGTCCTCCTTTTGAGGGTCGTGCAGATGGACAGGATCAGGCGATCTGCCTGGACTTCGGTTCGGAATCTTTCTCGATGGTCTTCTTGAAATACATGCGCCCTGCGGTGTGGTAGACCACGATCCCTTCGGGCTTCATGAATCCAGGGGAAGCCTTGCTCCCGTTCTCGCGGAGGTCTTCCAGCGCGGCGGTCACGGCATCGTTGGTGAAGTCGCCACGGTAGAGGGTGGGCACCACAGAGCAGCAGGCGGGGCGGTCTTCGCCATCCCAGCGGGACACATTGAACAGGCTGAACCGCTTCTCGGTCATCCCATACTTGCGCTGGATGCCCTGCCCCCACCACTCCCCAAAGTGGCGACCCTCGCCAAGCTGGAGCAGTTCTTCGCGGTGTTCCATGCCCCACCGGGCGAAGCCGTAGTTATCATCCTCGGGTGTGATCCAGCGGGTGCGGGAACCGAAACGGATCTGACCGTCTTCGGAGATGAAGACCTGGGCATTGGTCCCGTCGATCTTCTCAGTGATGACGCACTCGCGGGACAGACGGGCGATCTTGGGAAATTCTTCAAACTCCATGGGAGTTCCTTTCTGGATGGGTGATGGTTTTGGACAGGTGCGCTAGGCGCGGGTTAGGCAGGTTTTCATCTGCTCTACAAGGGCACTCATCTGGTCGAATTCCTTGGACCGCTCCTCGACCGTGAGATAGATCCGGCGCGTCCCCTTTTTCTGAGCATCGTCCAGAAGCCGGGTCTTGTTGTGCTGGAGCGTGTCGCCCAGGCGGTTGAGGGTTTCGAGGTTGAACCACTTGGGGTCAGGCGCTACCGCCGCGTTCATCAGTTCGATGCCGCCATCTCGTGCCATGCGTTCTCCTTGGATGGGTGGCGATTGTGGACAGGCTCGCGCCTGGGGGTATGCGGTTTTGGCGAGGAAGTCGGCTGCGTCGTAAAGCCCAAGGCGATTGGCAAAGGGGATGAGATCCCGAAGCTGATCTTCCAGTGACCGCTGGGTCTGCGCCTGCTGTTGGAACGATTTGAGGGCATCCTTTAACTGGTCGCTCAATGGAGCCTCCGGCTCTTGGACATTCGTTATCGGGGCGCGGGGGTTTCATAGGTGGCGTTGCACTTCGGGCACCGGGCGTCATAGACCATCTTTCCGTCCTTCGCCTCGTGCTTGATCATCACCACCCCCGAGATGGTGGCGAAGTGGAGCCGCACCTTACAGGCTGGGCAATCGGTGGCGTGTCTCTTGAGTCTCACGGAGCCTCCGTTAGTGGACAGCCTCACTCGGGCTGAATAGCTTTGAGAATGTCGGATGGGGTGGCGTGATCCAGCCAGTGACCATGCCATCCGGCGATGACGCGGTAGATCCGTTCACGCTCCTGCTTTGCGCCCAGTTCGTAGGCTTGTAGCGGCGTGAGGTTCAGGCTGTTCTGATCGTAAACAAGGCGCTGAACACCCTGCTTTTCGTCCTCGTCAATGGGCATAGTGCCTCCGGTGGATCTTGGACAAGATCACTTCGTTGATGGTTGTTGAGACACTATCTCGATGTAACCCACATGGTTGCTGGGTCCAAGGTTCCGCTCCGCGAAACTCACAGGACGCTAAGCGGCAGATGACCGGGGCTTAATGCCACGCTTCAGCCAAGCGAACCGCGCATCCCAGGCTTGGGTGTCCTGCGCTCGGGTTGACTTCATACGTGCGACCTTGGCGGTATCCTGAATGCGGTAGATGCCCTGTGCGGCCTGTTCATCCATGGTTAAGGGGCGCACCTTGGCGGGCTGGTGAGTTACCACGGGCCAGAGCAACGCGAACGCCACGAACACCAGAAGGAGGATGAGGACGGCGATCATCGGCGCACCCTGCGTAATGGGAAGGGCATCTTGCGGTTGGTCGGAAGTGTTTTGCCGAGGGACACAATTTCACCCATGCCCTGCCCCTTGGTTTCGGCTTGGGTGAAAGCGAGGAATACAAAGGGCACTCGGTGCGTCTTGTGGATGAATTGGCCTTGGGTAGCGAAGCGTTTGAAATTGAATGAGGCCCAGCAAAAGGCATCCTGCGGTGTCTTGAACGTGTCCCAGGGGATCATCTTCGTGCCTCCTTCCTCATCTCTTCAGCGATCTTTCGGTTATGTGCCCTGATCCTCTCGATTTCGCGGTTGCATTCCTGAACCTTCATGGCCCATGATTCAGCGGCCCTCTGTTCTTGGCGCTTTTCGTATGCGATGACCGCGAACGGGCTCAAGAACAGGGCTAGGCAGAGTAGGCGGTAGAGGCGGGTCATGCGACTTTACCTTCTAGGACCATTTCAACAGCCTCGGTGAAGCTGGCATCACCCTTCAAGGTCTCCATGATCTTGAATGTGCGCATGATGGCTTGAATGTCCGCCAGCTTGGCCTCAGCGGCATCGGCGCGGTCCTGGGCCTCCCGGTAGTTCCGGTAGTTCTCCATCATCTCGGAACGGGCGGAATCGCGCTCAGCCCTCAGGGTGACGATCTCAGCATCCTTGTCGGCAAGCGGTTCATCGGCTTTTGGATGGTGGGCGGGAAACACCAATTCCAAATCATCATGATCATAGATAGCGGTTCTACCGTCCTCGCACCTAACGGTTAGCGGAGCTTCATCTGTGCCATCATCGTAGATGATTTCGCCTTTAAACCCATGGTGGCCGCTGGGGTCGTCACAATGATCCTTAATCCAAACCCTATCCCCCACCTGGAAGGCGCGGGCCACTGACTTGGTGAATCGTCCCCTGCTGTCTCTCTCACTCATACTCCACCTCGTAGATTCGCGTATCGAGTGGCCTTGGCTTCCTGATTGGCCTTCCGTGTGGCGTTGCGCTTGGCGACGGATTCAGCCGTTACCTCGCGAGGGCCGGACTTCAGACGGACGGGGGACTCTTCGTTGTCCTCATGGCATTTCCCGCACAGGCCAAGGGGGTTCTCTGCGCTGATTGGCATTGGTTCGTTGAGGCATCTACTGGCTCGGCAGATCATGGGGCACCACACAGAATCACCAGCGTTTTGCCCTCGACCACGATGCTGTCTTTCTCGTAGTGCTTGCATGTCCCAAGAGGGATAGCGCCCTGCATGTTGGTAATGATCCCGTGGACGCAGCTTGGGGCTTTCTGGCCCAGCGCATCGGTATGTAGCTTCAAGGGGCATTCTTGGCATTCGATGCTAAAGATTCCGGCATCACCTTCACTCAGAACCACTGTTCGTCTTGTGCTCATGACGCCCCCCTCAGCCTCTTCCGCGCCCCAACCCCTAGCCATGGCTCACGGGCCTGGATGAGCCTCAGGTGGTCCTGTAGGACGTCCAGCCGTGACCGGTTGAACGTGACCCGAGCGATGACGATCTTGACCCTCACGGCCCATAGGGCGTGCTGATTGACCATGGATGCGATGGTGGCTTGGTTCATGCCGCTACCGCCTTCCTCGCCTTCAGGCTGGTGAGGGTCTGATCTACTTCGGTGAGGAATGCCAGGACCTCGGCCTCCATCGCGTCAATGCGGGCCTGATCTCGCTTGAACCGGATCACGAAAAGCTGGAGGTCTTCGGGGAGCCGTGGATCGAAGCTCACGAAGTCGCACCACTGAGCGCCCGTGCAGGCCATCTGCCAGAGCATCTGGGGTTGATACTGGCTTGGGACTTCGCCCGCCAGCAGGTATGAAAGATGAGTTGCAGTCTTGGGGGCCTTGATCTCCACCAGGCCGTCAGGGTCCACCAGACCGTCAGGGGATGCCGCACCGCGTTCGATGGTGGGATGGATCACCAGTCCGACCTGATCCACTAGAACCCCTCGGGTGGTCTCGTAAGCGGCACGGGCAAAGGGTTCCTGCTCGGTTCCCCAGCGCATGGCATCGTTGATGAAAATGTCATCCTGCGGGGTTCCAGTCAGGATCTCCGCCACGATCTGAGCGCGGTAGTCACGGCGCGAAGCGGCTTCCCCAGTTTTGATCTTGGCCATAACATCGGCAACCTTCGATGCTGTGACCTTTCCGGCGCGGGCGGCCTTCCATTCAGGGGTTCCCTGTTCCAGATAGACGGCCTTCATTTCGTCGATGATGCTCACTTCGCACCCCCAGAGAGCTTCTGTTGGCCCTTAAGAACGATCTGGCGGGCATTCTTGGCCTGGATGATCGTGTCGCGGGCTTCCTTGTCCTTCTCGGCGCGGGCGAAGGCAGAGGCGTAAACCTCAAGCAACGAATCCAGATCCTTGGCATCTTTGATGGCCTTGATCATCGGGGCCAGTTCCTCATCCGTGACCTCATCACCAGGGGCCATATTGGAGGCCACGCGGGCTTCGTCGTTCTCGCCGGTTTCCAGGTATAGAACCTTCAGCACGGCGCTCTTAGTGGCATACGTGATGGCCTTGCCTGGGGCCTTATCGCCGTAGTCATTCGCGTGAGATGTGAGCCTCACGCTGACGGTCTGGGTGGGGTCATCGCAATTGACGAAGGCCACATCGAACGTGCCCTCATACCGCCAGAGGGTATTCCCCTTGGCGCTCTTGCCTCCGGTGTCGATCGTGGTGTCAGTGACTACGGACGGGATGATCATCACCCCGACCTCGATAAACCACTGGCGGGTCTCTGCGACCATGCCGTCATAGGTCACGGCCTTGTAGTTTTCGACGGCTTTATCTTTCTTGAGATAGGCTACTTTGGACCGGATGAGGTTTAGGCGCTGGTAGATGTTTAGTGCTTCGCTCATGCTGCGTTCTCCTTATGTTCTTGGTTTACCGAATCAGCGCCCTTAGCCCAGCAGGTCTCACAGCACCAGGTAACAGGCCTCTGATCTGTGGGGTCCGTCCAGACCTCGTAGGTGTCTCCGCACACATCACAGGTGCAACGGTCATCGCTGGTGGATTCGTAATCGGGGCCGGTCCAGAATTCCTCGATCTCTGCTCGGGTTGGGCTTCTCATAGCATAGACCCGCAATTGAATGCAGATGTCCACGCTGATTTCATTGAGACGCAGGCTTTACCAATGGCTTCCATATCATAGGTGAGCCCGTAGACTTTCAGTTTGACCCAACCGTTGGGCGTCTCGCCGCAGATCGTCACATCGAGTGATTCGATCACCTTCCCGAGGATCGCATAGCGCCATGGCGTCACGACCACCTGGGGGGATCGGTCATTACACAGGCATTGAGGAATCCCCTCGGTTTTCAATGCTGCCCGCCAGTCCACTCCACTTTCCCTAAGACCGTCATTCGGGAAGAAGGTCCAGCCCTCGGTTTTCAGGTTGGCTCTCAGTTCATCGGTATTCATAGCTGGGTCCTTTTGGGTCTTCGAGGCACCACCAGGGGGTCATGTGTCCTCCAATGAATCAAGCTGTTTTTGGAGGAAGTCCATCGCCTGCTGAACCGGGTAGTCTTCACTGTCGAGGCGATCGGCAATCGCGGCGTTCAGTTTCATGGTTCCTCCAGCGCCTAAGAGACCCTCTGCACCTGTTCCAGCGCGGGGCAGAAGAACGGCGCGACGTGAGCGTTATCGACACGCTGGGCTTCCGCAACGGCTTCCCGCTCGGCAATCCCAGGGGCTTCCAGCGCCGCGCACCGGGCGTCAATGGTCCGCTGGATGTCTTCGCTGAATTCATCCATGGCCACATCGAAATAGTCGATCTCGGGTCGTGCTGCAATGGCCCGTATGGCGTCGTTTCCGCTGTAGGCCTTCCGCGCTGCGGCCTCGGTCGTGTAGCGGTCTGCCAGCCACTCGACAAGCAGGCGCGTGATGTCCTTGGCGGCCTGGTGGGCTTCTTTGATCTCGTCCGTCGGGGGCTTGCCCAGGGTCAGGCGAGTCAGAGCCGGTATCAGTTCAGCGAGTTTGTCGGGGGCATTGGTTTCTGTGGATTGGATCGGCATGAGGGCTCCTTCTGGGCAAGATCAATCGCGCCAGTATTCTTCGGTTCTGAACACACAGACGCCCTCGGATAATTCGGCGGTGCTGTTGTCGATATGAACCGAGACATGGGGGTGGCAGTTGTCGTTCAGGAACTTGATTAGGGGCCGTGTCAGGGATTCAAATTCCATTTTCTTTTCGTCGTTCAGCATGGGTTTACCTTTAGAGGAATGGGTATGGAGGATGGGGGAATCTATTCAAACTGAATGCGGATTTGAGCAGGGGCGGCGGATACGGCGGTATGCATTTCGAGTGCCATGCGTTCTGCCAGTTCCTTGATTTCGTCTTCTCCAATCAGCACTTCCGATCGGGTTCTACGCCCAGATGCGTCATAGAGATCGATGTCAACCTCAATTGAGAACTTCATGTCTGCTCCTACGCGGCGATGCGCTTGATTGGCGCTGGTGATTTGGGCGGTGGGGGTTGGGGTGGGCGAAACGGAATGACATTCGGTGGACGCATGGCTTGGCTGCCTCCAGCTGTGGGGCTCTGTGTGGGTATAAATCACGCGATCGGTCGGCCTTTATCAGGACGCTTGCTCACCATCTAGGGGCAATCTGTATCCGACCCTGCTTTTTCGTTGGATCGCGTGAAGTGAATCGGGGCTTTCGGTGTCCATCATCCCGATGGGTCATGAGCCCCGGATGTGTGTTTTCGCCCCGAACTGCTACCGAGCGTAGCCCGGTGATATCGAAGCTGGATGGTGGGCCGGACTACCCACTTTCTTGGCCGCGACTTCACGGCATCCAGCGGTTGCACACTTTTTGCCAGTGCTCGGCGTGGGCTAGGCCAGAAGTGAGTCCACAAAAACTTTGGATTCCATTAGTGTCGGCACGGGTTTAACCAGTTCTCGGTAGCACCTGATAGCCTGAAGTTTCCCGTGTTCCCGTGCCACCTTCTGAACTTCGCGCCGAATGGACCGTTTGGTGTGGTGCTTTCGTGTGATCTCAATATCCAGTTTGAAGAAGTAAAAATCGAGTTGCATCATTCCTCCCTCAGCATCGGCTGGGCTACTGCGTTAGTCAGAGGATTCGCCGATGTCTTCGTAGGTATTAAGCAGGGTTTCATCGGGGCGGCACAGGTCTACCGCTTCAGCCAGTCCATCCACTGCGGCGACTCTGACAAAAATGTTCCGTCCTGCGATTGGAAAGCCCGTATAGGACTGTCCCGGAATTGGTTTTTCTGTGGCGAAGAATGCGATGTCAGGCATAGGATCCTTTCTCAGCATCGGCTGGACCCTGCCCCCGTAAGGGCACGGCTCAAGCGATGGGTTACATAGCGCCGGTTTCGTCAGGGACGGCGATAGCGGGGTCGAAAAGTGCCTCAACCGCGCTATTCACAGCGCTCAGATCGGGACAGTAAATCGTGGTCTGACCTTCGTCGCTCCAGTTGTGGACGGTATAACCATTTTGGATTTTCTTGATGGTCAACTCGGTAGTGCTCATGTTGTCCTTTCGCGCCAGCATCGGCTGGAGGAAACACCCGAGGGCGCTTCCCGCAAACGATATAAGGCAACGCTGGCGCGGGTATGTAGCCCCGCC